AGCATCTACAGTTAGTGCTGTAGTTCCGTTGGTTTGAAGTGCTAGAATACCTGTAGTGTCAGCAGAAAATTTCAAGCCCGTTGAGCCTGATATTACTCCATTATCTCCATTGATTGTTTGTGCCATAGTGTATTTAGCTGTAGTTTATTGGTTTATTGGGGCTTGGGATAGCGGTCCTTAATTTCTTTAATTTTTTCCATCATCTCTTCTGAAAACAGCCCAGCATGATATAAATCATCTAATTGATCACCGATTGAAGGATATTCGAATTGTCTTTTTAATTTGTACAAATTCTTAGTAGATTCTTCTTCAAGTTCTGCTAGTTTATCAATAATTTCTTCTTCTGTTGGTTTTGTCTGAATTTGATCGTACCACTGTAGAGTAGAATAATCGTTAGCAACAATGCTAAAAGTTGCTTCTGGTCGTAGTTTTAAAATTGCATCAGAGTAATTAATCATAGTCATCCTCAATAGTATATCACACAGACACCACCACCGCCACCGGCACTGGTATATTGAGCACTGCTGTTAACATAATTTCCGCCAACTGCAAAATGACTCCAATTATTATATCCGTCGTAGGTCTTTGGTAAATCTTGATCGTCATACATTGCTGGTCTATCACCGTAGGCACAGAATGTCGCACCGTACAAGGATAAACTAGTATTTACATATCCAGAACCACCACCTGCTCCAGACATAGAGTTTGATTCATAATAGCCACCACCACCACCACCAAAATATCCGCCACCACCGCCACCACCGTAACCACCGTTAGGCCCATATCCACCAGTTAGTGCTGAACCGGCTGTTACTGTTCCGCTTTGTGTAAGTCCTGCTGCTCCGCCTGCTGATTGTGTACCGCCACCGCCGCCTGATGTATAACGACCGTCAAATGATGATGCTCCGTTTTGTCCTGTGACACCGCCACCGCCGCCACCCCAGTTACCTTGGAAAAATCTAGAAGTGCCACCACCGCCACCACCGCCTGCTATTAAAATAGCATTTGCCTGACTGATAGTATTAGTGTTAAAAAATCCAGTATAGCCACCACCACCGCCACTATATCGATTATCACTGTTAGTTTGGAATCCACCACCACCACCGTAGTTAGTAGTTGTGCCGCCGGCATAGTTTGTTTGACCGCCTTGGCCTACAACTATATAGAATATCTGTCCAGGAGTACAAGGTACAATTCCCAGAGTATGGCCGCCGCCGCCTCTTGATCCGTGAACCCAGCCACCAGTGTTTCCACCACCACCGCCTGCGCCCCAGAGTTTTACCAATATTGATGTAACCCCTGCTGGCACAGTCCAAGACTGTAGAGCTCCAGTACAGCTGAATGTTACTCTAGCTTTACCCGACGGGGAAGTCAGCATTGGTTGAATAGGCATGGGCATACTGCCGTATTGTAGACCTATGTTGCCAACAACTGCTAGTTTATTTGTTGGCGACGATGTGCCAATACCTAAATTGCCGCTGGTAGTAACAACCACGTTAGTTGAGCCGTTGTACTGAATGTTTAGTGCGCTTGCACCATTGTCATTCCATAACTTCCAAATATTGCCACTGTTGTTGTTAATGTTAAATGTGGCGTTGTCAGCAGCAGTGCCTTTGATCTCTAGTCTTGCACCAGGCGTAGTTGTACCAATGCCGATGTTTTGTGGTACGTTTAGACTTTGGGCACCAGTAGTGTCACCTGTGTAGGTTAATCCGTTAGTTCCATCTAATATTATTGCCATAGATTATCCTTTTGGATACTTATCTTTAATTGTTTGTATTGAGGCTCGCCATCCATCATAACCAACATGATATAGTAAATCTAGTTGATCAACTATAGATGGATATGCAGCAGCTCGTTGTTGTGCATAGGTTAACGCATATTCTGCCGGAGGCTCGTATTTAGATGTAATTGCTAACTCTAATAGTTCAGCTAGCTCACTTTCGTCATTGGCCACTACGCAGTGAAAAGACTCAGCGTTACCTTCTATTTCTGTGGTAACAATATACATTTTGTTACCTATTAGTTCATGTGTGAATTCTCTGCTCATGTTCTTCCTTATGCGTTAGTTCTAGTACGTACTATAAACATACCAACTGTAACAGCAGCAGCAGTATTGTTAGTCCAACGATACCCGTTATTAGCGGGAACATAGGTCATAGTTCCTACAGCTCCAATTACTGATGAGACAGCTACTACACTGCCGCCGCCACAGAGATATATAGTTATTCCGCCTGTTGTAAAACTATTAACCATAACCATACCTGAAAAAGGAATCGTAGTTGAACCAACGTCGATAGTTCCAGATGCCGCTACTGATATTGCCGCAGGGGTTGTGTCAACGTGAAAACTACTAGCGTAAGCATTGCTATATTGAACGGTTCCAACGTTAGTAATTCTTAATTTTTCACTTGGTGCATTATTAGTTGCAGTAGATGTTGAGAATGTTAATATACCTGTTGGATACTGTCCATTTACTCTTGCACCATGAATTGCGGAAATAATCGCTGATGAAAAATGATTAGTATTTGCACCAGTAATTGCGGCAAAATTTATTTGAGAAACATTGTTGGTTGTAGTGTCAAGATTACTGATAGTTAAAGAAGCAGCACTACCAATATTACTGGTACTAGTATCTGATCGTGCTACGACAAGAGGTCTATTAACTGCTACAGCATCGTAGACGTTCATCACTGAGGTATTAATACCTACATTACCGCTGGAGTCAATACGCACACGTTCTGTTCCGGCGCCGTATACTCCATTATACCAACGGAAAGTTCCATCGCCTTCAGATCCTATATGCCAGTTTTGTGATGCGGTCGCAGATTGACCAAACTGTGCAAGTGCGTAACCGCTTGAAGTAGATGCTGCTATTCGAAACGGCAATCCACTACTAACTACATCAAGTTTAGCACCTGTCGAGGTCACCCCTACTCCCACATTACCGCCACTTGGTTGTAGCAGTAAGTCATAGGCGGTGGCAGTGGCGTCTGTTCGTTGCACCTGCATCCAAGCACTACCGCTGCCTTGAACACCCATTAATATACCATAGTTAGTATCACTATTACTGATAAAAGCAGTGCCGCTGGCAGTACCTAGTGTGGGGACAGGTTGTAGACTTGTACCAGTTGCTTGAAATCTTGTTTTTGGACTATTGGTACCAATTCCCAAATTTTGAGGCACTGTGAAATTTACAGATGATGCTGTGTCACCTGTGTAGGTTAATCCATTAGTGCCATCGAGTATTAGTGCCATATTTTACCTTGTAAATACCAATTTGATATTGTATTTATTCTAGGTAAAATATATATTTTTTGCTAAAAATTCACAGTGTGAGGGCATTTTTTCAATAGCTGACATAACTGCTTGCCGATGCTCTTCCCACGTTCTTAAAGATTTTAGGCTGTAACCTGGTATTTCTAAGTATTTTATATCTAAATAATCTGCATGTGCAGCATCAATAGGATTAACACCCATGCCTGCAGCAATATAGATAATTCCGCTCATGCCTTGATGACTAAAATTCCTAGTTCTATGCAGTCTAAAAGCTAGGTCGTGATATGAATTTTGTACCGTAGGTTTAAATTGATTCATATCTAAAGAATATGTAGTTCCGCCGGTGACTGCACGCCAGTAGGCTGTGTCATTTCTACGGCTAAAAGCATAGTGCTGGCTGATAAATTCTTTAAATCCAATAACTTGATCATAGAGCGCATAGTTAAACATGTCAACATCAAATTGTGTCACATGACCGTCTCGCATGTCTAACGCAGCAACAAGTTTAACAATAGCTTCATGTGTTAGCATTAGGCCTGTAGATTCTAGTGGTTCAATAAAACCATTGGATAATCCTACGGCCACTACATTCTTTTCCCATGCTCGTTCATGTACCCCATGTTTAATTTTAATATGTCTAAATTCAGCAGCTTCTGCTCTTGCAGCATCGGCCACTATCATTCTATTAGATTTCAAATGTTGACGAAACTGCTCTTCTGCTTGTTCAGGAGTAGCAAAACGGCTGCTGTAGACATAGCCTGTGCCTATTCTATCCCATAGGGGAATATTCCACACCCAGCCACATTCTATAGCTGTACAACTGGTTACAGATGTCAATTCTTGATCCTTATCTATATAAGGTATAATTGTAGCAATGGCGCTGTCGTTTAGTAGAGTGTTACTAAAAGACTGAAAAGGAACTTTTAGTGTTTGTTCTAAAAGTAATGATTTAAATCCTGTGCAGTCAACAAACAAATCAGCTGAAATAGCTCCGTTATTTTCTGTAACAACCTCACTGACACTTTGATCGTCTCGTTGTCTAATGTCTATTATCGTGTCTACTATGTGTGTCATACCAGACGGCAAACAAATTTTATCTCGTAAAAATATGCCAAACAATGCAGCGTCCATATGGTAAGCAGTGTCAAAGAAAAAATTAAAACCTCTAAGTTCGCCGTGTTCATTCTTAGTCATCTTATTGGCATTGGTCATTAACACACTATCGTGAAAAAACTCTGCAAAATGACTAGGGGGTATAGTCTTATCTCTGGCTCTGGCCAAGAACCACTCCATGATACCTCTTGGCTTATCAGTCATATCAAAGTTGCCAAACGGATAGTGGAATACGTGCGGTTCATCGCCGGGTGTTTCTCTAAAGTCTATGAATTTAATTGATGTTTTGTAGGTTGCACTACAATGTTGCATCCAATCTTCGTCTTTTAATCCTAGTAAATGTAGATATTGATTGATATGGCCAATGGTGCTTTCCCCTACACCAATGGTAGGGATGCTGGGACTTTCTACCAGCGTAAGTTTAATGTGGGGTAGCTGTCGTGCTATGGCTGCTGCGGTCATCCATCCGCTGGATCCTCCACCTACAATACAAATTGATTTGACGTTGTGATACATATTAGGTCCAATTAACTGTCATTACCAGTCGTCGCCTATTTTTGTAAGGATTAGTGCTAGAGTGAAAGTGCTTGCCGTCAAATATGCATACAGATCCTTTACGTGGAGGACTGGTCGTAGCAACTGTAAACTCAGTCTGATCAACATATTTTTTTATAATATCATGATCTTTTTCTATGCCTACATCATCTAGTGTTTGATTGTATACTACAGTATCTCCATCACTGTTGTTAATATAATAACAAGCAGTGTAATGAGGATATAAAAAATCCACATGCGGAGTACTAGGTTTAGGTTGCGTATTTTCTTGTAATAAAAATCCTATGCGTATGCGTAGTAATTTTTCTATGGCGACTCCACCAGCATCTGCTATTTGATATACAGCAGGTTTAATAAAAGGATACCAATCACTCATTGGTTTTCCGTGATCAAAAATTACACTGACCAAGCCCGGATTATTAGTAGATCCGTCATAGGTAACATCGTCAAGATATAACCAAGGATATTCAGGCCTCATAACATCATCTTCTATGGCAGTTGCATATGAAGGAGTTAATAAATTATCAACTATCTTAATCATTGTGCAACTTTTCTTAGTTGCAGTGCCGAATCAACTTCTTCTGTGCCAAATGTTCGCTCACATTCATGGCAATCCCAGCATTGATTTCTACAACTGGTTAATAATTTTTCTAATCGTTTACCTGGCTCTGTTGACCATATACCTTTATAGCCAGTATAAGTTGTGCGATAATCTTCTTTGGTATGTCTAGTATCAATCCATCCAGGAATCCAACTATGTATAGGTGCTAAGTTATTTTTTATAATATCATCATAGTTGTCTGCGTAAATTGTTTGACCAATTTTTGATATAGGCTGTATAAATTTTTCTTGTTCATTGTAGTACCATACTGCTTTAAAATGTTCTGCATCTTTTGCGTCAAATACTGGAACTGTTAGCCTACCTGAAAATTTAAATATGTCTACTAGATCTAAAAATTTTAACATAGTATCTGTGTCATTTGCAACAATATCAACACCTGCTCTAGGTAGCTGTTTAAATGCATTAGATCCGCGCCATCCATTACAGGTTAAATTAGCAGGACCACTAAAATACTCAGTGCTGATAATTTCTCCAACAGCATCATGCTCTTTCTTAAAAGGACAACTATAGATACAAGATTCTTTTACTAATAAACTAGTTAATAATTTTTTACGTGGATTTTTACTGTTAAGATAGTTTTGAGCTTTGCGAATACGTTTAAGTTCTTTGATATTTCTGTTAAGACTTCTGTCTAACAAAATTGTATTATAACCAAGATATGCATAGTCAATAAACTGTTGTGCATCAGATACAATTTGATTCACTGTGCTTTTCCATCGCATATCAGGGCAGCGTTCTTGTAGTTCTCCTGTTCGAAGAATGTGCTGTGAACTCATAGTACAACTACGTAGTCCTCTATCATAGTAACTGCCAATCCATTCAACAAATTGATGTCTAATTTCGTGATTAAAAATTACTTCGTGAGGAACTTCTATGGTATTAAATGTTAGGCTTATTTCAACACCAGTTTCTTCTTGTAGTTTAAATAGGCTGTCAATTTGTGCATCACTGGCTTCGACTCCCATAGGGTTTCCGCAGCGTCGTTCTTGACCATCAAATGTGTAATAAAAATATTTGCCAAAGTAGATGTCGTGAATATTGTCTAAAAATGCAGGGTCAGCATTTTTAAAAATAGTGTAGTAAACGTTGTCAAACTCGTTTTGGAATCTATCGTAGTGGGCTATTGAAAATCTTTTTGAAAATTTTGTCATATAATTGAGTATTAGGTATACTAATTATCGATCATTGATTGCCCTCAGCTAGCTTCTGGTTCCATGCTAGTACAGCCGCAGGATCATCTTTTGGTATGTTGGCTTTAACTGTGGCTACATGTGTGGCCCAAGGCCCGTCGGGACTAACTGTGCCAGTTGCTTGTAATTCTTTGAACAGCATGTCTAACTGTTCCCCAGGTGATTTATAGGCAATCACTCTGGCTACTTTGTAGGCATTTTCAGCAAAGCCCGGACTTGTTAATATATCAAAAGGTGTAAATTCTCCAGTCTCAACATTATGAGTATGTAATGTAGTTGTATCATCTGGACAATCGATCCATGATAAATCTGCTGAAACTTCAAATTCATTTCCAGGATCTACTACCTCACATACTCTACCTGGTTCTAAACTGTTTATCAATGCTCGTTTCATTACTTGTACTCCCAAATTATTACTGCACCATCTTCGCCTTGGCCACCGGCTGCACTACCATCGTCTGTTCTATTGCCTGCACCGCCTGATCCTGGCGCACCATTTCCATTCTTTCCTGTGGCGTTGGCTCTATTTGCGCCTGCACCCCCACCAAAATAACTTTCGCCACCACGTGCCACCGCACCATTACCTACACTGTTAGTATGCCCAGTACCAGTGCCGCCATATAGGTTAATATTACCGCCACTACCTACACCACCGTGGCCACCAGTGTGATTATAATTTCTGTTACTGCCGAAACCGCCTGTGGCTGTTATGTAAGATCCAAAACTACTAGTTCCACCACCAGTGGATAAACCGCCAGTAGTTCCTACATAGGCTGTACCTGCACCTCCAGCTCCCACTGTAACTGCTACACTGGTAACACTGGTAACGTCAATTAATCTTTCTGCGAAACCTCCAGCACCACCGCTTTCACAGTAGCCACTAGCACCACCGCCACCACCCACTGCTCTTACCAAGATACTGGTACAACCAACAGGTTTATTCCATGTGTAAGATCCTGCAACAGTATATGATGAAATAGACAACAACTTACCTTTGTCAAGTTGATCTTCATATCGAGAAGTCTGCGTAGTACCATCGTTAAATGTAATACCAGTTGATCCTAGTGTAATTGCCATTTTTACTTCCTGTTATTTATAAGCATATACTACGACAATCCCAGGTTCACCAAGACGGCCAGTAGTATCACCGTTGCCATCATCTGTTCTTGCTCCTGGACCGCCTGATCCTGGAGCTCCATTAAGTAATTTAGTATTAATTAAGTCTCTGCGAACAGTTGTACTACTTCCATAGAAACTTGTGCCGCCACGCCCAATAATTCCACTGCCTGCTGCATTACTATGTCCTGTACCGCCTCCGCCATACAAGTTAATATCGCCGCCGGATCCTAATCCGCCGACGCCGCCGGTGTGTGCAAACTGAGTATTAGTTCCGCTGCCACCTGTAGCAGTTGCATAAGAACCAAAACTGCTAGTACCGCCTGAGCCTGCGGCTGCATAATAGGTAACACAAGTACCGCCAGCTCCTACTGTAACTGACACCGAGCTGACATTAGTAACATCAACAATCTTTTCACTATACCCGCCTGCGCCACCTGATTCTGCGTAGCCTGCAGCGCCACCGCCGCCGCCTATAACTCTGACATGTGCTCTAGTACACCCTACAGGTTTAGTCCAAGTAAACGTACCCGCGGTACTGTACACTGAAGTACTCAATAGTGTCCCAGAATCAGTAGTGGTATCAAAATTTAATCTTTGAACAGTACCGTCGTTATAGGTGATAGCATCTTCATACTGTACGGCTGCTCCCTTATAGGTCGGTGCTCCTGCATTATAACACTGCGTTACTTCAGTGTCTGATAGTGCGCGGTTATAGATGGCGATAGAACCAAGGTCTCCCCAGTATTGGCTAGCAACAGAAGCGTTCGATTGATCGCCGCCGTTATATGCACCAATGCTACAAATGCCACGTTTAAAACTACCATTGATATTAGTTGAAGATCCTAATATACTTGCTGGAGAATTGTTTAAGGTAATTGTATAATAAGGACTATATCTATAAAATCTATAGACCAACATGTTCCATGTGCCAGTATTATATCCAGGTATGCTAGTTTGTAAATAGCCGCTGTCAATATAGCCGCCACCATTGGTATTATCATACATGCCCATGCCGTAGCCCGTTGACCCTGGACCTCCTACAATTATTTGATGGTCGCCACCAGTGGATAAACTTCTTAATAGTGTTTTCCACGTAACTGTATTGTTAAGAAGTCTAGTCCAAGCAACTACTGTAGCTTCAGTGTAAGGATAACTACCCACAGGCATGTCTGCGCCAGAAGATCTTTTAGCACATCCGAAAGATCCGCCAAAGTCCATGTATTTGATTGCAGTTGAACTATTATAGGCTGTGGCCAGTATGGTAAAATGATTTGCGTTGCCGCTGACATCAAACCAAGTGGTTCCTGATCCAGGGTAACTAGATGTATTATTGGCGTCTAACCATAAGACTAGATCTTTTCTAGGTATCGTCAGTGCTTGTTGACCGAGTGTTACTGCCATGTGTGCCTCAACTATATGAATATACTACTACTGCGCCAGGTGCTCCTACTGACCCTGGACTAGTAGCATCAGTTCTTCCGCCGCAGCCGCCTGCACCCGGAGCACTAAATCCGATTGGAACGTTTTGACTGTGGCTAATGGCATAGCCGCCGCCCCAGTAACTCTGCCCACCACTACTCATAGCTCCTGAACCTGCTAAGTTAACATGTCCTGTACCAGTACCGCCTACAAGATTAACGTCTCCGCCACTGCCTGTGCCGCCACTGCCGCCACTGTGCTGGAAGTTAGCATTGCCACCATTGCCACCTGTAGCAGTAGCATACGATCCAAAACTACTAGTTCCGCCATTGCCTGCCACAGCATAATAGGTAACAGTAGATCCACCACCACCTATGGTAACTGTAACTGTTTGTACCCCAGTAACATCTATCATTCTTTCGCAGTGTCCGCCCGAACCTCCACTTTCTGCATAGCCAGCTGCACCGCCACCGCCACCAGTAACTATGGCAAACGCTTTCTTTGCTATCTGATGAGTATTAGATCCAAAGTATACACCACTTAGGGCGCCACCATTATAAAACGCTGCTTGGAATTTTAAACCTGTTAGACCAGATACTGCTACTACTCTAATAGGCCTTGTTCCATTCACATCTGCGTAGTATCTTATGTAACTACCGTCATAGGTAACACGACCAACAGTTGTAGTAGAGTAGGTACCGAATGTACCAATATTATTACCGCTTTCGTAAATATATAAATTTCCATCAGCATTGTAATAAAGTGCATATTCGATCGCTGTATAACTTGCGCCAGGAGTACGTGTTAAACCAACCATAATATAAGTATTAGTTTGGTTAGGTGTAGCCTGTGCAAATACATTAACTCCTGATTCTGTACTGTAAGCACTCTGTGTCCAAGTCGCTGGTGCTGCTGAATGTGTTATGGTATAAGGTCCAGGAGTAGTACCAGTAGCAGCCACACTAGCTCCAAAATAATTCCAAGTTATAGTTGCCGGAGTAGTCACCGGAACATAAGGAGTCCAATTATAACTGCCTGTGATAGCCGGAGTAATGTATGCACTTACTGCCAGCAAACGGCCTCTATCTGATGTTGAAGACGAACCAGTAACTTGACTGGATCCTGTACTAAAATAAACTCCGCGACTAAAGTGAGCATAATTTTGTTGTATTTCGCTGAGACTTAGCGCTCTGTTATAGACTTGTACACTAGAAATATATCCGTTGAATGGATAACCAGCAAGACTGCCATAGCTACCGACATAGGCATTACCAGAACTATTAGCTGTGATTGTACCTGTTACTGCACCTGAGGCTACTAACACATTATTAACATAGATCCTCTTAGTGGTGCCATCAAATGTACCTACTACATTATTCCAACGGCCGTTTTCAAGATTAGCTCCGTTATTACTCACGACAAGATCAGCTGGAGTTAGTCCTTGAGTTCTAAAATATATATTGCCGGAACCGTCTAAAAATATTGAGTATTGTGTATTAACTAGATTATTAGTGGTCTTTTCAAACCAAAAGCCACTTTGGGTGTAATTAGTTGAATATGACCATGCGCTAATAGTGAGTGTGTTTAAAGAAAGATTTGTACCAGGATAGGTAACACCAATGCCAGCGGCACCACTGAAGGTCATTACACCACCGTTGATAGCGCCATTGTAGGTTACGCTGGTCATTGTGCCTGCAGTATTGCCTGCTATGTCAGTCCAAGTTGTACCTGTACCAGGATAACTTGCTGAATTAGCTGCGTCAACGTGAAATACTAGTCCACTGGTAACATAACTTGCAGCACCTAATGATATTGCCATGTTACTGTCCTTTCAGTGCGTTGATTTCTTTTCTAAGTTCCTTGATACCTTCAACTAGTAATGGAACTAGTTTTTCATACTGAACCGTTAGATAATTTTCACCAGACTTACTTTGATTATTCTCATCTAAGTCAAATGGTGCTGGCTTAACTACTTGTGGTTGAACTCTTTTAACATCGTCTGCGTATAATCCTACTTGTTCGTCGTAGTTATTATAACCAAATTCTTCTGCTAGTTTATTTTGTGTATAGATAACACCAGTTAGTTGATCAATTTTATCTAGTGCATTTTCAATACGGCCTATTTCTGTTTTTAATCTACGATCAGAATAAAATGCAGTAACAGCATTTGTTGCTCTAAATTCGCCAGCAACACCTGTAGCAGTTGTGCCTAGACTAAGTCCTCCTGCTGACCCTAACCTCATTTTTTCAGTTACATCTGCCGAGGCTGCTGCTGTCCACCAAGTCATAATAGCATTGCTACTAGCATCTTCGTTAGCTGCAAATTGTGCAAATCTAGCACTGGTAGTTCTACCGGTTCTACGCCATTCTACTAATCCGCCAAATTGATTTGTAGTAGTTTCAAATCCAAGATTGACATTGAGTGTGCCTTTTATGCCTACGTTGATCGATACACTGCCATTACTTGTACTGGGGCTAACACCGCCAGTGTTGATTCCAATATTTTGACTAGCATCAATATACATTGCACTAGTAGGCACACTGCCAGTTTGTATGTTCAGTGTGCCAGTTGTGTCAGCAGTTACTTGCCATCCACTTGTATATGTAACGCCGGTGATTAGAGTTGTCATAGTATGATATGTCTTTGTCCTGCGCTTACAGTTATGGTATTACCTGCTGTCAGGCTAACAGGTCCTACACTTAATCCATTGTTGCCACCGCCTATGACTAGATTTTGATCAATAATTTGATTAGTCAGTATCACTGCTGCGCGAACAAAAGTAGCATTCACAGTGCCTGCTACATCAAGTTTATAAGCGGCAGTTTTGCCAAAGCCTATATTACCGTTGGCATCTGCTGTCAGAGTTTCTGCATAAGCAGGACTAGTCCCATTTAAAGCAACATATTTATAGAGTTTATTAGTCGTTGGATTATAATACTCGTCACCGACTTTTCCACCACTAGGTGCAGTTGAACTAACTTGATGTACACTATAGTCTCTAGTTGACATCTTTACTCTCCTATTAAGCCTGTGCTTCTGTCCAGCTAATACGTGCTAGAATTGAGTTAGTAGTTACTGTGGTCACGTTAGTCGCACAAATTGTAATAATATCAGGACCGTCTGGATACACATTATTAGCAGTAGTTGGACATGTGTTAGTTGTACCTCCGCCTAGAATACTAGTACCTAAGTCACGAACTTGATTCAAGTCTTCTGTGTTAACACCGCTGGCAGTATAGAAACCAAATACGTTTTCACCGCCAAGAATAGTTGTACCACTAGTATGTACAGCAAGCTGTGCTAGACTTGAACCACCTACACTAGTGAACACGCCTGCACTGACACGACCATTCAATCTCAAAGAGATCAAGAAGGTACAATTTGTACCTGTAGTAATAGTTGACAGTGATCGCATGACCAACTGCATACGATTCACAATTTCTCTAGAACCTAGTACACCAGTTAAGCCGTTATCAATACTTGGACTAATACGAAGGCTGATTAAAGGAACAGTTGCATCTTGAGCCACGTTGCTGATCAACTGACTTCTGTTCATACCGCCAACGAACACTAGAGATTTATCATCGTCATAGCGCCCGTCCATGATAACTGCTGAACCCCAGTGTCCAATAGTACTGGCTTGGCTTGGGCCGTAGAATTCAACCTTGACAGGTGCTGTTCCGCCTGCACTGGCTGTAGTTGCACCTGTTACAGTAAAGGTTGTTGCTGCTCCACTTCCGCCTGCGGCTGAGCCAGCACCTGGTATAGTAATACCTTGATAGTTGCGTGTTAGGCCCGTTAGTGTGGTACCGGTTTTACCAGTGTATTGAACGTACTCAATAACAGCACCTGTATTTCCACTTTGGCTAACCACTACAGTGGCAGAACTTGGGAATAAACTAGTATCTGCCACAGCCATACTGGCAGTAACGCCGCTGGTCAACGTACTGGTCAAATAGGTATATGGTGCAAGACTGTTAGTCTCATATCGTGCTACCAAGTTACCAGAACGCATGTATGCTTCTGTGTTTATGTTATTGTTTGGAATTCTGTGGCAATAGATAACTTCACCACGATTATTCTTGAATCCAAAGCGTATTGCACCAGCACCGTACCATGTGTAATCGATGTAGAACATCTGCATACGTGTAAGATCTAAGTTGTACAGGCTTGCACCGGTGCCATCCATCTTGTCAATATTCCATGAACTTTGTACATATTTGCTGTCAATAGTCTTGCTAATGATTACGTTACTAACATTAGATGCGCCTCTGTACTCAGGATAGATAAACATGCTAGTATCTGAAGCAATAGACTGCACGACATAACTCATACCACGAAGAACAATATAGTCACCTGGTTTTAATTCTTGACTATACTTAGTACCGGTACCGGTTACTGTGGCACTACCAGTTGGAACAGCTGAGCTGCCGCTAATCTGTTGTGTGCTTGATCGTTTAACGCAGTAAATGTTCTGCCCGTCATACTCAAAGAAGAAACCGTTTTGTCCATCAAATAGACCTACTCGGTTAGCTGATCCGTACCAAGCATATGGACTAACCGTTAACGGAAATCCTGGAGCTGGAGCTGTACTTGGTGTAGTACCAGCAGTTAGTGTTAGTGTTGTACTATTGCCTGAAGCTGTATATAATGCTGTACTTGTATAAGTGAATACTCGTGTGCTAGTTACTGTGGCCACAACAAAAATACCATTATACGCTGCATCAAGAGAACCACTGACCTTAATGTATCCACCTGGTAGCAATCCATGTGGATACTTGCAAGTTACTGTAACTGTTGCGCCACTGCCGCCATTGGTGATGTTATCAACTACCAACGACGGTTTCATAATACTACCCGTTGAGAACTGCATAGCTTTACCAGATTGATAACGGAATTGTCGTCTAGTTTGACGAATAACTTGATAACCGTGATATGGTACTACATCACTGAACTGTACGCCGCCGTCAAACGGTCTATGTACAACATATCCTTGACCTCTTGGATATAATCCGCTAACGCCGGCTACCGAAGGAGTAGTATGTGTAGTAGCTGCTGCCGATGTTAAGAAAGTAAATGTATTACTGGTTAATGTTCGTTCAACTATCCATGTATTGTTTAGAGCAGTGTTAGTAGTAGTACCCACTACAAAGACACTGTCACCGATACGAAGTCCGTGACCGTTTGTAGTAGTCACTGTGGCTCTAGTACCGTCTGTAACAATGGCTGTACCACCCCATGGAATTAGTGCGCCAGTATAAAATGTACCGTAATAGATAAAAGTCTTTGTACCGTCAAAAAGTGTGCCGCCAATCATAGTCGGTGCAACAGTAGTGCTGTAGGTAAACACACCGGTTGCTGCAGTACTGGCAGTGCATAGCCACCAGCCATCTGCATACCCAGTATCTAATGTACCTTGTACAAATATTGGTTGACCTACACTGGGCATAGTCAGTGTAAACACAATAGTTCCAGCAGTATGAGCAGAAGTACCTTGTACGGTAACCTGTGTTGCACTGTCAACACTGATAATAGCTGCATTTGCACCTAGCGTACCGGTACCGCTTTGTTTAAGCAACGTCATACCAGGATAAAGTCCTGCTGTACTAGCAATACCAGTAATAGTAGAAACGGCTGCGCTGGTTGTGATGCTACCACTAAACGCCTGCATGGTCACACTTACAGTAGTAGTCGATGATGTTATCGCACTAAGTAAAACATATTGTGTTGAATCGTAAAATGAACTAGGACGATTATTCAACATTTGCAAACTTTCCCACTTGGTAGGTTGAGTTCCGTATTCAAAGTCAGTGTCGATTAAACTCTGCGGAGTTGACACACGCATTTTATCCACCGGATCTCGCATGGTTTCTGAAGGTATTATCTCAGTATAAATTTCTTCAACCATAATACTCAATTTGTCTGTTGACGACATTGCAGTTGTATTATAGTTTAAAACTACTGTAGTTGTTTCTTGACCAGTTGTAGTGCTGACTGCATTAGTATAACTAGTTGCCTTCAAATCTGGGTCAGAAAAATTATAAATTACCGTGTTGGTAGTAGTGTTGGTGATTAGAAGCAGTTGTTCTCTTCTGATAGATTTACCTGTAATCGCTATTGTGCGAGTACTTGGGGTAAATGTGTATGCTTCTAAAATTACGTGCTTGGCCATTTTTGTTAATCTCCTAAGGCAATCATTGCTGGTCTAAACGGATATCTTTGTCTTTGTCGTGTTGCCGCAGTCTTTTTTATTGTAACGCTTATTTGACTGCCAACATCTGGGGCGTTGTATATAATTAGCCGATTTTCTCTTACCCTAAACATCTTACTGGAATAGCTGTCAAAAGCTGATATCCAAGCACTAGGTTGGGGTTGTGTGTAAGGCGTTAGTTGTTGTCCGTTAACTACAACTTCTACATCCTTACTATCAGTGATATAAGTTGAGCTTATAATAGTTTGCTCATTTTTTATGTCAAACACTGAACGACTGCCATCGGCTAGACCGCTAATGTCCGTCATCAGTGTAGATCCTGCTGCTCCTGTGATAGGAGCATAGGCTACAATGCTGGTATTTGTTATTTCAAAAACTGGCAAGCCCGATGCATCGTTAACACTGAACAGTGTGCTAGTTTGACTGGTTATAGCAGACATTAGTCTACCGCTGCTGGCTTCCCAACTTAGTGTACCATCATCAGCGACCCGTAGAGTAATAGGAGTATTGTTTTGCCCCGTATAAACAACGTTAGGCTGTGCTGTTGAGCTGCCTACATTGGGTGTAATAACTATGTTTTTGTCGGAATTTGCCATATAGTATATTTATCGAAAGCCTTATATGCTGTATCTACTGCGTAGCCCGCCAAAGTATGTAGTAATTTCTGCTTGTGTAAGTGTGCTTGCATGAACATTTACTGGTCCTATGGCACAGCCTATATACTCTGTTATTGTTCCTCCCGAAACTTTTGCGCCAAGTCCCAAAGTATTCACAGACGAATAATCTATCGGAGTTGATGTAGATAGCGTAGAACTAGTAGATACTAGGACGCTGTCTACATATAATCTTGCGTTCAAGCCGTCAAATGTTACGATTACAGAATGCCAGCCGGCTGTCAATGAGCTTTTTGCGTAACTCACTGTCAGTGTACCTGATGAATATTTGATGATTGCACCTAGACTGTTAGAATAGCTGGCATTATTAAGTCCAATCTGGTATCTGACGGTGCCGTCGCTGTCAGCATTTGATACAAAAGTACCCACTGTGGCCACAGTCCAATCGGCCATGTATATCCAAGCGCTGATTGATACCACAGTTGACGGTGTTAAATTTGTTGCTGTTGCATAATTCGAAGTTCCGTTAAAGGTAAAATAGCCTCCATTATTACTCGAATATGTAGGAGTGTTTACTAATGTGATTGCTGGTTCAAGTCCTCGCCTATCAACAGTGCTGACTGCTAGACTTAGGTCTGTTAGTGTAGATCCTGTGCCACTGTAACAGCGACTATTCCCAGGATCTAGACTTAAAACTAAACTAGTTGGTTGTGCTAATATTGGTCCTATTCCGAATGCCATTTTATTTTCCTTATTCTTTGTCTACTTCAATATCTAATGCGCCAACGTCTTTACGTGCGCCCCATACTGTGTAGAAACAGTCAACTGATCGTCCAAACAGAGCATCATTGGCAATGTAAACTCGATCACCTTCTACTCGTTCTACGTACAATTTCTGATGGCTTCCAATAGGTGTTAGATCAACTGTTACCGTGTCAGCATCAACTAGTCCTATCCAGTAATCAGGAAGTTGAATATACTTGCCTTGACAACGTCCACGTACATAAACACCAAATTCAGGGCCTTCTAAGCTACCATGTTTTAATAGTTTACCAGGTTTAGTTGGGTGATCAATAATAAAGCTCTTGGTCTGTGCGTTAACAGCACCTGCAACACCAAGTCCGCCTGCAATGGTCACTGCCCCTGTTGTTGTACTGGTACTGGCCTTGTTGAATGCAATGGCTAACGTGCCTGCTGTAGCGCCACCTACTGTTACTGTACCAGTAGTTACTCCAGCAAATAAATTAACTGATCCTGTGGTTACGTCTGTGGTAATGTTTACAGCACCGCTGGCAGTGCCTGCTAGTTTCAATGTGTTGCCTGTTACAGCACCACCAACTTGTGCGGTAGTGGCTATACTAGTGCTTGTACCTAGTTGTACAGTACCACTTGAACCAATGGCCACAGTGCCTGTAACACTTTGTCCAATGTTTAGTGTACCACTGGTTACATCAGTTGTAATATTAGCAGTACCTGCTGCTACACCTGCAATCTTAAGAATATTACCTGTAATTGCGCCACCAACTTGTACAGTAGTTGTTGCGCCTGTGCTTGTACCTAGTTGTACAGTACCACTTGAGGCAATGTTAGTTGTACCAGTTACACTTTGTGCAACATTGAATATACCGTTGGTTACATCTGTAGTAATATTAGTAGTGCCTCCTGCTGTACCAGCAATTTTCAATGTGTTGCCTGTTACAGCACCGCCAACTTGAGCAGTAGTTGCCACGCTGGCACTAGTACCTAATTGAACTGTACCACTTGAACCAATTTTTACAGTACCTGTTACTGACTGTGCAATGTTAAATGTACCACTGGTCACATCAGTGGTAATGCCACTGGTTGTTCCTGCTGCTGTACCGGCAATTTTTAGTGTGTTGCCATCGATAGCACCACCAACTTGTGCCACAGTTGTTGATCCTGTGCTTGTACCAAGTTGTACAGTACCACTTGATCCGAGTGTAGTAGTTCCAGTTACACTTTGAGCTATATTAAATGTACCACTGGTTACATCTGTAGTAATATTAGCAGTGCCTCCTGCTGTACCAGCTACCTTGAGTGTATTCCCAGTTACGGCACCGCCAACTTGAGCAGTGGTTGCCACAGTGGCACTAGTACCTAATTGTACTGTACCGCTTGCACCAATGGCCACTGTGCCTGTAACGCTTTGACCAATGTTTAGCGTACCGTTGGTTACATCTGTAGTAAGATTAGCAGTACCGCTGGCTGTACCGGCAATTTTTAATATATTTCCAGTGATTGCACCACCAACGGTAACTGTAGTTAATGATGATGTGCTAGTGCCTAAATTAACAGCAGTCGGAGTCGATGCTGTTAGAGTTGCACCGCCAATGGTTGTTGTGCCAAGTGCTCCACTGACTGTGCTGTTAATACTGATATTAGTAGTTGATCCGCTAACACCGGCAGTACCAATATTAATAGCTTTGGTATTTGCATTAAGTGTGGCACCTGTGGCAAAATTGTATGTACTTGAACCAGTGCTGGCTGTAAACATACTGACACTCTGTGCTGCGGTTGCAGTGTTACCAACCGTAATACTAGTTGCTGCGCCACTGTAATTAACCGTATCGGTTACACCTGCAAATATGTTAACAGTTCCGTTGGTAACGTTTGTGCCTAGTGTAGCAGTACCTGTGGTACCATTAGCATAGATGTTTAAAATATTGTTGTTTGATGTGCTGCCAATATTAACTGTGGCAGCACTACCAGTTGCACCTATGCTTGATGTAGCAGAATTTTGTAGTACAGCACTTGCACTTAGTACATCGGTACCATTTATTTTGTAAGTTTTACCTGAGGCAGCATCAATATTTTGATTACTGGTCCAAGCAGTAGTTGAATTTACATAACTCCATGTTTTATCTGTAGCGCCTTTAACAGTAATACCGCCGCCATCTGCTGTAGCATCGCTAGATCCGCTTGAGCTAATGGTTACATTACCTGTTGTTCCAGTAGTATTATCAGTCATTGTTACCTGCGTTAGACTGTCAACACTTAGAATAGTTGCGCCTACACCAAATGCAGGACTACCACTTTGTACACTAGTGATAGTTAATGTTTGGCCTGCTAGTAAACCAGTGGTTGTACTTACACCGATAAATGTAACTGTTGGACTACCGTTGGTTAGTGTTACAGTTAAGCCTGTGATGGCTGCCACACTGGCTAGTTCAATATTTTTGTCATCGATAGTGACTGTACTTGAATTAATGGTAGTTACGGTTCCATTAACTGTTAGATCTCCGCCAATAGTAACTGCGCCGGCAAAAGAAATAAGACCACTACTATTAATAGTTAATCTATCAGTCATAGTATCAGCAGTACTACCACTAGAGCCTGCACTGGCTGTTCTAAATATTATGTTACCAGAACCACCTGTGCCAGTACCATTACCTGCTTCAATTACAGTGTTTGCGCCTGCAATATTTGTACCTACTGCGGCACCGCCTTTGAGTGTTACATCACCTCCTGTACTAGAAGTAGTACCGTCACCACCTTTGAATACTGCCTGTCCACCTGCACCTGTAGTTGCTCCACCAGCTCCACCGCTGACTGTGACTATAGCGCCTGCACTAGATGCACCAGTTGTGCCACCTGTTACAGTTAATGTACCAGTACCTAGTGTTTTAATAGTAGTATTAGTGTTAGATGCTCCAACTTCTAAAGTTGTACCATTGGCTTTTAGTACTTGACCGCTGGCGCCAGCGGTATATGCTCGAACTACAACATCATAGGCTTCTGATGTTGCTGTTACATTGGTTGATACAGCTTCAACACTGCCGCCGGCAATCACCGTACCAGAAGCATTAGGTGCAGTAAATTGGAATCCTGATCCGATACCCACGGCTGCTGTACCAGATGACAGTGTGTGTGCAAATTTAATTGGATAAACTACGGTGTTTGTACCAGTATCAGTATTGGTGAACGAATAAGTTGTAGCCACTGTGGCCGTACTGGCATTGTAAGTCACTGAATCGCCAGAAGCATCACCTAGTATGGTATTACCGTTTACCAGTAGATTGCCTCGTACTGTGACATTACTGCCAGTACCGCCCATAGAAATTGCTGCTGCTTGACCAAAGTTAATTGCAGTAATGTTGGCATTGAATAGCGATGCTGTGCCAGTATTAGTACTGGCAATGCTAGGATTAGTACCGTTTAAGTTAATAGTGGTACCATTGAAAGTAACAGTTGAAGTGCTTGACCCGATGTTAAATGTACCTGCTGCGCCACCGATGTTCATAGTACCTGTTAGGCCAGTGTTGAACAAGGCCAGTGTACCGCTGGTAACACTGGTAGCAATGGTTGGATTTCCCAGGGTCAGCGTACCAGTTGAGCCGCCAATCCCCAGTGTTGTGGCTGCACCAAATGCATTAACTGTTGTTGATGTTGTATTTGCTATGTTAGCCGTGGCCGCAGATGTTACTAGATCTTGCAGTGTCAGTGTGGAATCAACTGTTGCTGTTCCATATATTCTTGTTCCTGATAATAGTTTTGCCATGTTATTTGTCCATATAGTTACTTATGCATAGGGCTTGTTGTATTCATCAAACTGTCCGGTCACTTGAATTTTTCCAGTGGATGTTTCTCGTTTAGCAAGTCCGCCACCTGCGCCTTGCAATGTATATTCATCAAATTCACTCGAGTATAGGTTAGATGAGGTCAGTCTAATGGTAGTCTGTGTAACTTCATCTAATTCTCCAGCTATGGACAACACACCCGTTGATGTTATTCTAGAGGCCACACTGGTACCACTGAATAACCAACCAGTGTTGTTTCCACCGTCCACATTGCCATTGCCGGTAAATGCTAGGTAAGTGGCGCCACCTGTGGCAGATGACCTGCTAATGGAGCAGTAAGACACAGACACAGTACCACTTGCCTTGGATAACGTATGGCTTGCGGCAGTGGCAGAACCTATGGTTATCAGGTTTCCAGCAGTGCCAGACAGTGAAAACCCAGACAAGAACGTGCTTGTTGTTCCTGCGGTGAATAAGACCGATGCTGGCTGAACCGTATTTGTGATGTTGTCAAATGTGTTTGAGCCTGTGATGGTCAAATCACCAGCACCACCTTGATTCAATGTGCAGTTATACGTAGCCCCTCCGCCTTGAAACGCCTTGGCAGTTGCGGCAGTCATGGAGATTGTGCCTGTGCCAGTACCTGCTGTCGTGGTAAGATTTCCACTACCGCTAACGTTATCCCACGCAAAAGGGTTAGCTATTGTTATAAAAATAGTCCCACCGTTAAAAGTTATATTTTTTGCAAAAGTGCTATCTCCCCAATAACCGGGCGTAGTTAAACTAAACCCATTAAGATCAATTGTGCCTTGGGTCAAATACCATATGCTAGTGCAAATCAAAGCATCAGAAAGCGTAGTTGTTATGCCAGACGCATTAACCCTAAGAGTTGATATTGATTTTCCATTTGATGTTAATGTGCCTGTACCTACTGTTGTAAAAGTAGTGGTTGTATAAGTCCCTCCTGATGCAAGCGTAAACCCGTGACAATTGATGGTTTGTGAGCCGGTGTTACATGTTGATCCGGTAAAGTTAACTTGACGAAACGATCCTGTAAACGTAGGAACAGATGCGCCTGATGTCAGGTTAATGTTTAACCTGTTTGAGGTTGTTGCTCCAGCGCCACCAAAGTTAAACGTCCTTGTCGTGGACATTGCTGCTGATATGTTCGATGTGCCAGTAAACGTAAAGTTTGTGGCAGTTGCCATCGAAAGAACAGTTGATCCAGCGGTAGTCGTGGTAGTAACAATTGATCCTGTACTACCAAAAGCAATAGTTCGAGTATTTGAGGTGTTTGAGCTGAACAATCCTGTACTTAGTGTCAGGTTATTCAAGTCTAACGTACCTTGCGCTAAAGTAGTGGTAAGCGTTGTGCCTAGCGTCAGATTGTTTGTAACAAGTTGAATACCTCCACTGGGAGCAGTTATTGTTATTGGTTGAGTAAATGTTTTACCACCAGAGTTGAGTGTTTTTGTGGAGCGATTAGAGAATGTATATGTTCCAGTTCCTGTTGGAGTTACACCAGAACCGTATGTAAAGTTTCCATAAAAAGTTGGGGCATTTCCACTTGACGCTAACGTCATTGCGTTAGTACGTGTTGATGTATCTAATGTGCCAATGTTGTAACCTGCATTGATAGTAACTGTTGCGCTAGTATTGAGTCCTGTATTCTCAATGATTACTGTGTCTTGAGGTAACGGAAAGTTTGTATCTGCTACTGATCCACCTGAACCTAACGCCCAAGCCGTGGCGCTCCAGTTGCCACCTGCCGCTAAGTTCCAATACTTATTTGCTCCAGCCACAAACGTAATATTGCTGTTACCTCCGCAGTCTCCCAATCGAGTACCAGACAACGTGCCATGCGCTCCTGCTATTGTTATGTCACGGAAGTCAACATCAGTCATAGCGGCAATTGCGGCACAAGTTAATGTTGCCGTTGTTCCTATCGTTTGTGAGTTGACAAATAGCCTAATGTTACCGTTTGAACCGTTAGCAGTCAATGTGCCGTTAATTGTTTGACTTGCGGTAAAAATTAGCCTACTTAAACCAGTTGCACTAGCCGTAGCAACTGTAAAATTATTATATGTACTTGCCCCAAGTACTTGAAACAATGCACCTGCACTGGTGCTTGTAAACTGAACATTATAGTAAGTTAACCCACCTCCGGCAAAAATTAAATTACTAGATGTGAGATTAATGGTTGATGTTCCAGCATTTAGCGTTGCATTAGTGCTGGTTGTCATTTGCCAAGCAGTGCTAACGGCGCCTAACGTAACAGTTGATCCGTTTAAATTTATTGTCCTTATGTTTGAATTGCTTGAAGAAAAAGCACTAGCAGTAACAGCATAGTTACTTGCTGATGTATCAAACGTTCCATTTGTAAGAGTAAGTGTATATATACTAATATTTAATGCTGATCCAAGCGTCCATGCCCCACCAACACCATTGAGCGTAATAGTAACTCCAATAGTTACACCATTGGTTGTAATCGTTTTACCTGTAGTAGTGGCGTTAAATGTCACTGTTGCTGCTGTATTTGTTACAGCAAAATTAGTCGCCTGATTAGTCCATGAGCCAGATACAGTCAATGTAGATGACGCAAAAGCCAGCGTCATTGCACCGTCTAATGCTTGTGGCGCACTTGCCCCACCAATGGTTATATCGTTACAAACAGCCGCAGAAACAGTAACAGTAAATGCGCCTGTTCCTACATTGGAGTTGGAGTCAAAGAAAACGTTATCAGATGCTGTAGGCGCACTTGCTCCTGAAGCACCGCCAGAACTTGTGGCCCAGTTAGTCGTACTGGTTGCATCCCATGTACCTGATCCGCCAACCCAATATCTATCTGCCATGTATTACTCCGTTGGTTGTTCAACAACTTCTTCAGGGGACGCAGTGATAACCGCAATCCAATTTGTCAATCGTTGTTGCTTCATTGCTTCAATCTCTGCATCAGTTAAGCTGTGATCGTCTGATAAATGCAAAGCATCACAAAATTTTCCATATTGAGTGTCAAATTGAAAATCTATCTTCATTTATAATCCTTATCCAAAAATTGTATCTAAACTGTTAGTAGCCGAGTTATAATATTGATACACTGCACTAACATCACTGGCATTTACAAATCCAACTCTACTACCTGAGCCAACATAGACATTGCCAGAAACACCAACGCCACCTGCCACTGTTAGAGCACCGCTAGTACTTGTGGTAGAAGCTGTAGTTGGCAGTACTGCTAATTTTATTCTGTTTAGGCCAGCGGCTTTAACGGTTCCAGTACCAGCAGCATCTTCAACATAGAATTCTAATTCACCATTACTTGCACCCGGACTTGTTTCTGGAATAATATAAGTAAAACCGTCAACTGATTTAACACCGCCTAGGCTTCCCCAACCACTGGCACCATAACCTTCAAATGTACTTAATGTTGAATTGAAACGTATTTGTCCAGTTACTGGTGTAGGTCTTTCTAAGGTAGTACCTACTGGAATTTGAATAGACTTAGTACTGTTAAGCACAGTCAGTGCATTACCAATGGTAAATGTACCTGCACCTGTGCCCATGCTGATATTTGTGGCTGCGCCAAATGCGTTGACAGTGGTTGCCCCAGTGTTAAACACATTGGCTGTGGTCATTGCTGTGGTCAAATCAAGTGTGGTATCGGCTGTACTTTGTGTTAAACTCATTCTAGTAATAGCTGACTGAGTCGTATCTCCAGTTGATCCAGTAGTACCTGTTTGGAAGTTAATCACTGCACCTGTAGCACTACCAGTTGATAGTCCGGGGCGAACAGTCAAGGCTGCACCTGCAACATCAGTGCCCACAGCATTTTCACCTTTGAGTGTGGCTGCTACAGGACTTGTCCCAGCTTCACTACTGCCTAGAGTTACTGTTCTATTTTTTAACAGTAGATTGTTTATTCTTACTATAGTGCCGACTCTGGTGTCATTTGTAGCTGTGACTGCAATAGTTGTTTTAATATTAAATGTTGTTGAGGTTGGACCTGCTGAAGTAACTGGCCATGTTCCATCTAAATTAGTCACAGTTGAGCTGGCGATGGTAATTTGATCGCCAGTGATAATACCAAGACTAGTATTAGTATCAGTAAAGATAATGGCTGTAGTACTGGCAATAGTACCTGTTACGGCAGCACTTAGATATACTCTTGTACTGTTAACTCCAATGACTGTAGTTCCTGCTTGTATGTTAGCACTACCTTGTACTAACATACCTGCTCTTACACCTGTAGTGCTGGCAAATATTAAGAATGTATCATTGTTGGCTGCTGTTGTACCTAGAGCAATTCCAGTAGCACCAATATACACACTACCTGTGCCGCCAGTACTACCAGTGTCTCCGCCATTATTTGTATAGGTAAAAGTAGTTAATCCTGTAACAGTTACTGACACTGCAACAGCACTGAATGAACTGTCACTGGTACACACAACCGTGACTACATCATTTGTTGTCAATCCATGATTGCTACCAGTAGTTATTGTAGCTGTATTTGTAGCTCGTTCCACTGTGCTAATTGATGCTGTTAATCCAACATTCACCGTTACAGTTGTACTAGCGGACCCGGCAGTTGTATAACTTTTTACATTTGAGCTTAGTGATTGGCTTGCTGTGCTCGATCCAACGTAGACGTTGTTGGCAGCACCGCCTAATTTTATTGCTGTAGAATTAGTATTAAACACAGTGGCTGCACTGGTGCTAGCTGTAGTAATGTCTGCTGCGCTGGTACTTAAATTCTTAGCCAGTGCCAATCCTTGGCTCCACTGTGGTGCTGAGCCTGTGCTGGTCATAACACTGTCTGCTACACCAATATTCAAAGTGTTTAATGTCGTTGTACCGCTGGCATAGATTGTATCGCCTGTGGCATATGAAGTTAAATTAGTTCCGCCTTTGTTCACTGGCACAGCACTGGTCAAGTTGCTGGGATTTAAGAAATAACTTGAATCATAAGTGTCAAGTGTACCTGCATCAATAACACCCGATTTAATTAACACCTGGCCAGCTGATAATGTATCGCCTGTACCAACTGAGAATTGAGTTGTGTTAAAACTGGCTACACCAGTAGTTGAATATCCTCCGCTACCTCCAGTTTTATCTGCTTTAGTGACATCAAAAGTTAAAGCGCCGGTATACGGTCCTACACCAGTACCACTTAATGTCAGTGCTGATCCGCCTGCTAGTGTTGCACTTTGTACCACAGTACTCCATACGCTATCGCCTCTCAAAAACGTACTGCTATTGGCAGTTCCAGTTGCTAGTCTAGTAGTCGAAATTATTCCGCTGATAATACTGCTGGCATCAATAGTACTGGTAGTTAAACTATTCCAATTATCGCTTAGATTGCTACTAGTATTAACTACTGCTGTAATTTTAATATTGTTTTTAGTAATAGTGATTGTGCCAGATCCTATGGCAGTAATATTAACTGGATTAATAGTTACTCCACTGACACTGTCTAGTGCATCGCTTCTTAATTCGTGTACACTAAAACTGTTTGTTGTAATTGATCCAACAAAATAGTGAGCACCAGAAGTTACTTGAACACCACTAAAGAAAGGTAAATCAGCACCGTTTATACGGAATGCATCTCCAGTATTAAAACCGTGTGCAGGGAAAGTTATTGTGTTATTAACAATGTCAACTGTTTTTCTTGTCAACGTATGGCCTGCACCTGTACTTGTAGTTAAAACTATGATAGTGCTTATACCATAACTTGGGTACAGTTCTATTGTTGTACCAGTAATAACTTTAACGTAATAGACTTCTCCACTGGTTAATCCTCCTATGGCAGGGTCAACTCCCGGATCGTATATAACCGGATCACCTGTAGTAAATCCATGAGCGGCTAATGTGGTAATTCTATTGAGTACAGTGTCAACACCGCCACCAACGCCTGTTGATTGAGCATCAAATGTTGCAACCACTGTAGCTGTTGCTGTAGCAGTTAAAACTCCGCTGGCATTTTCTTCTACAAAGTCTGGTGCCCCTGCTGTTGCAATAAATTGTTGGCCGCCAGTTAATTTTACATAGGCTCTTTTTTCTATTGCGCTAGTAGTTATTTTAAACCCGCTGCCAGCGCCACCAAGATATGTATTACTTGTAGTTAATGTACTGCCGACCGCATAATTTGCACCGCCAAAAACTAAGTCAACATTAGTAACAGCACCAGCACCAGATACAGTTATATCTGCTAGGGCACATTCTCCTACACCACTGGCTATTGTGCCTTGAACGCTGGCTGTTGCACCGTTGGTAAATGTACCAGTTATAGTAAATGAACCACTTGATCCGCTGGTTACTGTCCATGTGCCGTTATATTGATCTGCGCTTCCGCTTGAGGCCGTAGTACCTGCAATTACCACTGTAGATCCTGTGACAAAAGTACCAATAACTGTTGTACCGTGAGTGATGGTTGCCACCGTAGCAGTACTGCTGATACTAGTAGTCGCCACTGTTTGATTAATTAACGGTACACGAGAATATGTACCTGCTACATAACTACTCCCTCCAGTTAGTCCAGATAAATTATTAACACTGGTTAATACTCCTGATCTTAACTCAACAAATTCTGCTTGAGCTTGGTTATCACTGGCTGTTAATACTGAACGAACTGTTCCTGTCTCAACAGCCGGAGTAATAAATGTCAGAGTTGCAGTACTAGTACCGGTAACGGTGGCTGTTGAAGGCCATGATATAGTAAATGTTCTTGGATCAACAGCCATATCAACTGCCGTTACTTTGGCTCCGTAAGGTAATGTGGCACCAAATACATAATCACCCAAGGTAATTGTTCCAGTTAAACTAGCTGCTGCCACACTGCCTGTTGTACTAGTACCTGTGACACCTACTAGAGTAGCTGTTGCTGTTGTAGTAGCACTGGCAGTGGTGCTAGTTCCAGTATTAGAGTAGCTGAATTCTGTTGAGCTAATAACGGTGACATAACCAGAGCCGTCAAAAGCATCAGTGCCTGCATCAATTTTTGTTTCATTACCAGTAGAAAAATTATGTGCAGCACCGGTTGTAATGTAACCAACATTGCTATACCTAAAAGCCTTGCTGATACTACCATTGGTAAATGTTGGTGTCGCTGAATTTTCTAATACAAAATATTGTGAGTAAGTTGCAATATTTAAAAAATAATTTAAACTTGCAGTTGTAGCTGCGGCAGCACTGCTGATTGTTACAGCAGTGTTGGTATCACTAGGAGTCCTATCGGTGCCAATAATTAAATTGCTAGCTCCAGAAACAAAAGCTGTATTAAAATTGCTAAACACACTGCCAACAATAACATTAGTAGCAGCCGTATAAGCCCCTTTTAGTCTACCGCTTGCACCACCATAATAAATTGTACCTTGTACTGTAGCAGTTCCAGGATTGATATTAGTAAAAACAGTAAATGTACCTGAGCTAGCTCTATTAATTAACCATACGCCGTTATAAGCAGAGGGTGTTACACCTTCTATCAATACATAAGTACCGTTTACTAACGTTCCAGTATGAGTAACAGTAAATGAGTTACTAGTTGAAGTGATAGATGTTGTAGCAGTGTTACCTGTAGTCTGAATAACAGGCGTTCCTACTGCTGCTGTTATTGGATTATCTAATACAAGTTCTTGTTGGTAAAATGCTTCTACGGCAATATCTCCGCCTAGCACATCGCCTGCTGGTATATTATCTGTAATACTTAATCTACTGTTTAGACCAGCAGAACTAAAACTGCTAAAACTTCTTGATGTTGGTATAAGATCGCTGTTAATTTGACCATTAGAATTTAACTGTACCAGCGAGCCGGGCACTGCATTAGTACTGACGTTTTTGTCAATAACGTTGCCAAGATGAATTTGATTATAACTGTAAATTGCCAGCTGAGTACTAATTCTTGTATCTTTTGGTCCTCCGGTTTCGTTGCCGCCTAGTTCAACGTCAGTACTGATAGTTTCAACTGTTACTCCACCTACACCTAGTCTCAAAACGTCTAGTGTATCAACTGTGATTTTATTAGTAAATGTAACGTTACCTGTTCTGTTAAAGGCAGTAATAAAGTTACCAACTTTAAAGTCACCGAGTTCGTTAGTTCCAGATGTATAAACTTTTCCTAAATTTTGTCCTACTTGTTCATAGAACGGATCGCCTTTGCCGCCGTTTTGTGGTAAGGCATTATAGTCAGTGCCGCTACCTGCATATTCCCAAGTGTGTCCAGATGAGTTAGTAATACTTGGTCTGTGGAACCAAATTTGTTTTCCAGGAAGGGTGACAAGATTAGTATAAGCACCTCCTATGATTGAAGGCTTAATTTTAAATGTTGCACCGTATAAATCTGATTTTGATGCAACTCCAGATGTCATAAAATAACTAGCGGCTACGCCGTCTACACTGGTTATTTGACTGGCTGTTGTAAAATTATTTCTAGTTTCAGTAAGACCAATAGTTACCTTGTTGACGCACACTACTAACTCTTTAGTCATGCTGTCATAACTATAGACGTAGGCGTTGTTAGGATTGCCGCCAGTTGTGCCTAGAATCACATCACCTATGTTAAAAGTATATCCAGACGGACTACCAGCATCTAGTGTAAGAGTTTGAAATTGATTATGTGTTTCGATAACTTCTTCAACATACATCTCATAATCTTGTTTGTTGAAGTATTGAGTTCCACTACCAACACTGATAATATCAACTTCTCTTGTAAGACTATCATCATAAAAAAGTTTAAATGTATTGCCAGTTAAGAAACCAATGTAAAATTGCTCTCCGCTAAACAAAGGAGATATATCAGTACCACCATTTGAATCATATACAACAGCATCTCCGTTTAGAAATCCGTGACTGGTAATAGTGAATACGTTAGTTACGGTGTTTACATCTGTGGCAGCATTAAAACTTGTAGATAAGTATCCTGGCAGTGATGTTTTGTAAGTGCTGGTTAAATCAGCATTGGTTAATTCGTCACGAACTCTAACTACAAATTCGTTAACTGGTCCGTCAACTCTAGTCCACCCGAATGCAGTAATTGTTTGAGTACTACCAATAGTTCCAGTTGTACCTATATAGCCTCTGTCAAATTCAAATGCACTACTGCTATAACCGCTGGCTCTAAGTGCGTATAAACCAAAGTTAGTAGCGGAGTTGGTGATAGAACAGTAGCCTCCACTTTGTGTATAAACACCATTTAACATGAAAATTTGGAAGCATGATACAATCTGTGCATAAGCATCGTTGATCAATCGCCATCCTGTACCACCAAATGACAACATGGTGAATGCGTTAGCCACCATACTCTTACCTTGCTCGGGCGGTGCAAGTAATACTGGATTTTCAGCTTCAATTTGATTGGTAGGAGTGTTAGGTGTTACGACCTTACTGCCGTCCACTAGTACACCGTTTCCTCCTAAGAAACTGATTATAGAACAGTTCTGTACGTATGGTGATTGTGTAATTTTTGGTTTAGTAGAAGGCAAATATGTATAGCCAGTTCTAGAAGCAGTTACATCTAATGGGTCATCAAACGCAACTGCATAGTTGAAAGTATAACTAGGAACACCGCCACTTAGACCATCTCTAAATGTAAATTCGCCAAAGTAACACCCGTTACGTACACGCAGCATGTCTTGATTGGCATTAGCAGGACGTATTACAACCGAGCGAAGACTATCTCCTTTTACTGTCACGTTATCTGGAATAATCAAAGGGTTTTGTTCTGTATAGTCTCCGGCTGCTACAACAACATTAACTTTTTGTCCGTTAACGAGACTGCCCGAAGTATAAACTAATCCGCTGGCAATTTGTAGAGCACGTTTAATGGTCAAAACTGGGGCAGTAATACCGTCATTAAGGTCATTGCCCTTACTGGCCGAAACATAAACTCTGTTACCACCAAATGTATCTGAATCAGTAAAAAATAATTGTCCATTTCCATCAGTGGCCATTAACTGACCTAAATTGCCGTTAGTAGTAGGCAAGGTAAATGTATAACTGCTGGCTAAATTATCAGGAGCTTTAAAAGCTGCATAATTTGATCCGTTAGATGCTAGTTCTTTTAGTCGTAATTCTTTTGCATCTTCAATACTAACATCTTGTCCAATGCTGGTTAATGTAGAAGTAGATTGAATAGTTTGCACACCATCAGCTTTCATAGTGATGGTTCCATCAACTCCTGTATCAGTTAGTGCAATACTGGTATTTTTCTTGTATAAATTTGCTGTTATTTCAATGATGTCGTTTGCATCATTCTTGATAAAAATTGATCCGTCTGCTGTGTTAAACGCAAATTCTGCTTGGTCAATCTGTCCAGAGGTTGGATTATTTCCAGGTACGCTGGAACGTTTATGCTTAATTTTTGTCGCCATCTCTTCTTCCTATCTAGGTTGGGTCAAGACTTTCGTCGCCCCGGGCTAACACTTTCGTCACCCGTTAATAAGTACCGCCATCTATCACATCTGTCCAGACAGGAACATTCGTTCCGTCTGTGGTTAAAATTCCATAACTTGTAGTTGCATTGCTTCCTGGATTACTAGCGGCAGTGACTTGTAGAGCACTTGTACTGTTTCCGTAAATTACACCATTTGTTGTAAATGTGCCTGCACCTGTACCACCATACTGCACTTCTAAATCAGTGACTAATGTTAACGCACCAATATTTACCGTTCCTGTACTCTTGCCAAGATTGACGGTGGTAGCATCACCGCCTATGTTTAATGTAGTAGCAGTAGTGTTTAATAAATTAAATGTTGTTTGATTAGTGGTTAAATCGCCGCCTTTAACCTGCAGATCACCATCAACTGTTAAGTCATGTTTAATATTGGCATCATAGTTGATTGTAGTAGTACCGCTGATTGCAGAGCCGATAGAAGTAGTAGTACTTGCGCCAAATGCATTAACAGTAGTTGCCACTGTATTGAATACATTTTGTGTCGTTTGACTTCCAACTAGCGTTCCATGATTTAGTGTGAATGTATTAGCACCACTTGCACCTATGGTAATTGTAGTAGCATCACCAAAAGCATTAACTGTAGTAGCAGTAGTGTTTAATAAATTGAATGTTGTTTGGTTAGTAGTTACGTCGCCGCCACGAACTTCTAAATCACCAGTCATTACTGTATTACCAGTTACTCTTAAATCATTTCCAACAGTTAAGTTTTTAGTAATACCTACGCCACCGGCAACTTGTAGTGCTCCACTGTTATTTGTGCCTAACGTGTTATCGGTAGAGTTATTAACTAGTAGTAGCGGAGTTGACTCAATTGTTACACTCTCACTGCCGTTGGTAGTAACTGCCGTAATATAAGTTTGTGTATTTTCTTTTACTTGAAATGCTATAGCTGTATTGTCAGGAATATTAACTGAAAGTGTACCATCTATCGTATGAATATCTGCTGTTCTGTCGTCACCTAAAGCAACACTTCCATTGACTGTTAAATTTGTACCAACATATAATTTTTTAGCAATACCAACACCACCGTCAAATGTTGTAGATGCAGTTGTAGTACTGCTAGCATCTGTAGAATTTTTAAATGCAACTAATGGTGTTGGTCCAAAAGTAGTAAGCTCGAGACTGTTTGAAGTATCAAACTTCAAGTAACTATTTGTACTTTCTTTAAATTCAACAGCTGATCCAGTATTATCTGGAAGGTTACTTGTAAGTTTGCCATTCAACGTGTTTTGTGCAGTAGTATCATCACCTAAAGTTGAATTTATATTAACTTTAAAATTGTTATTAACTGTGGTCGTGCCACTGTCTTTACCAATACTGATAGTCGTAGCATCGCCACCAAAATTTATAGTAGTAGCAGTAGTATCTAAAAGATTAAATGTTGTTTGATTGGTGGTTAAATCTCCACCTTTAATTTGTAAATCACCATTGATATATACTGTACCAGTAGCGTCACCGATATTAATAGTTGTTGCTTCACCGGCAAAATTAACAGTTGTTGCGCCAGAATTGACTAAAGTAAAATTACTATAAGTTGTGCTTATTGTACCGCCATTGACTGCAATACTTCCATTAAATGTAATAGAGTTACTGGCCACAGTCTCAGCATTAAGCGTAACTTTATTAAGATAATTTGTTTCTACATAGGTGCTAACTGCATACTGCGTTGGAACAGTATCGTGGGCTTGCGTTCCTTGACTGTTAATTAATAAAGGACTATCGCTAATTTCTCTCAGTATTACACCAACAGGTATACCGTTTCTTTTAAAGGGACCAATGCTAGCAATGCCGTTTAGAGCGATATTTTCAGCATCGATAGTAACTTCACCAGTTAATGCGTTTACATTAAATATCGAACCAACACGGAAATTACCCACCTGATCATTTGTAACTGTAAAACATTTACCGTTATTAATCTCTACACGTTCGTTGGCAGGCACTGGTTCTCCACCAAAAAATGGCAATGCGTTGTAAGTTACTCCTGCGCCTACGTATTCTAGTGCGGTGCCACCAGTACTAACAGTTGAAACATTATGAAATCTTGCTGTAGTATTTGCTGCAATACTGATAATTTGGGGGAAAACTTTTATGTCGACAGTTCCGCCATAAGAATTGTTCAAATAATCGATAACACTATCTTGTATATCTGATACATTGCTTAGTATATCTGTTCTGATAACAGCTAATGCACCATCGCCTAATGTGTAGTCAGGCATAGTAGCTGGATCCGGAAGATATCCTGTGCCATGATCAACTACATCTATGACAATTTGTAATAGCTCCTGTGCATAAGTAGCAGGACCGCTAACTGGGACCGGAGAACCTTTTGGAATACTAGTGTCTTGGCTGGTATTATTTCCAGGAGTCGGTGTAATTGAAATATTTCTTACAATGTTGCCGACTATAGTTTTCCAATATGTATAAGCTGCTAGAGTTTCTTCTACTTGTCCTATAATAACACTGCCTTCAAGATATGCAGCAGCAGCATCAACGGTTTTTGTGTTGCCGCCGTAGGCAAGGTCATAGGCCATTGCATCGATGATATAATCAATATCTCTACGACAAGTGTTTACATCGTAGATAAAATTGTTAGCGTTAATATATTTGATTACAGAATCTTGTATAGAACTTCTTGCATATTGAAGTGCTGTATTTTCTTCTTGTAATGCAGCACTTACCCATGTTATACTCGGCTCTACCTCAGTATAAGTACCTGTGTCTATAATATCTATTACATTTTGAATTAAGTCTTTTGCATCATTAGCCGCAGCCAGCGATCCAGGCAGCCCAGTAACTTGTAGTACAGTTCCTTGTAGCTGAATAATGTCATTATTTTGAGCAATTTCTCCTATGATTGTTTTCATGTAACCATAGGCATCTAAAGTTGCTGCTTTTTCACTAGGATCAATTTGCAGTACAGCAAACGAATAATATGCGTTACCAGCAATAGTAGTTTCTAAATTGCCGCCATAGGTAAGATCATAATATAGTGCATCTAAAATGTATCCAATATCTCGTTGACATTTTTCTTGACCGGTTGCACCTAGTGCTGTCCATATTGCTGTCCAATTAATATTAAGATAAGCGCTAACTTCTGCTTTAATAAAGTCTCTATTATCCTCAATTAAATTTCTTGCAAGTTTGTAATTAACACTATATCCCGTTGGATCTGGTCTAATTAGCCCGCCAATTTCGTCTAACCCGTTTTCAAGAACATTAATAATAATATCCATGTTATTTTCTACACTGGCTTTAGCAGTTGCATTATCAGTAATTTTTGCAGCTACTATTGTTTTTAAATAACGAAACGCTGCCAGTGTAGCTGCTTTTTGTTGTTGTGTAACTACTGCGGCGCCTGCTCTATAGTAGCTACGTGCGGCTGTTATAGTCCTAAAATTAGATCCAAACATTAAATCATAACACAATGCATCAACAATTAATCCTACATCGCGTGAACATGTTATGCTGTCGTAGTCTAATACATTATAGTTATAGGCAATCCAGGCAGTAATTTCGTCTTGTATGAATAACTTGTTGGCTATGAGTATATCTTTAGCTTGTGAATAGCCATCTTCTCTAGTTATAGCGTTAGGAATACTTATTGACGGTACACTTATTAATCCATTATCGATAATATCAGTTACGATGGCAAAATTATTAGTTATGGCTGTTTGAGCTGTAAGATTTACAGTCAGCGCTATTGCGAGATCCCTTGCTTCGTTTAGACCTGCTATTGTCTGTGATTTTTGTAGACTAGTAACCTTGGCCGAATAGGATCTTAAATATGATAATCCAGCAGCAGTACTAGCATAGTTTGAACCAAACGTCATATCAGTTAAGACTGCATCTAAAATAAGTTCAACATCGCGTCGGCATTTTATTTCATTATAAGTAAAAACTTGGTTTGTATTTTCCGTGTCTGTAACATAGTAACTAGTTGGATCATTTTCTAAAAATATGATACTACCTACTTGAGGCTTGTTACTTAGATTACTGACCGTGATTGTTTCATTTTTATACAAATTAGCAGTAGCACTACCTTGTACTAGTAAGGGATCTACACCTCCACCAGTTAGTGTAATATTAGGTTGAAAATCATAACCTGCTCCTGGATCATCAACACTGATCGCAACTAATAATCCAGTTGATGTATCTATGATTGCTGTACCTTGAGCTTGTGAGCCTCCTAGTATTGTAGGAGGATCAAAAGTGACTATAGGAGCTATGGTATAATGACTACCAGGGCTATTAATAGTCACCGACGCAACATACGAATAATAGTCAGATAAAACAATTCCACTATCGTATGGAATTTTATAATAACCATCAGCTACAAATCCGTAGTTACCAAAGTCACATACCGAGTTTGATATACTTAGATATCCGCCCTTGGTTGTATAATAAGCAATATGACAGAACACATTAAAGCAAGATACCAACTGCATGTATCCAAAATTAGTAATATGAAATCCTATAGCACCTTGTGCAACTTGTGTAAATGCATCGGCTACCATTGACTTAATAGGTGAAACTGAACTATACCTGTCACCGTCAATTAACATGCCGCCACCCGCACCACGTTGATTAATACCATAGACATCTAGATACAACGGATCAATTTCGTCGTCTAATAATGGACGAGGGCCAGTTACCATTCTACCTGCGGTGTTTCTTTGTTCTGTGATAAATGGAAACCATTCTTCGCCGTTGTTCATCCAGGGACCATTAATATTAGAACAGTTTTGAATGTAGGGAGAGGTGTCAACAACAGCATCATTATCAATATTAACGCAATAGGCAGGTGCAGGTATAGCTTTGAATACCAGTTGTGCAATATAATTTTGACTGTTGACTAATAGGAAGTCTGTTCCTCTTTCTACAGTGCCTGTGGCTGCTGCATAGGCAATATTATCTCCGTAGTCAATATAGGTGAACGACATAGAGTCTGGAATAGTTTCTACGTTTGCACACTCGTCATCAATTCCGGCTTCAGATGATATTATTCTTACTCTGTCTTTCACATTTAAGTCGTGTTCAACATCTGTAGTAACAGTAACAACACCATCAGTTCTTTCAACAAATGCTATATTCCATTTTGTTGTACCATTTAATGGTTTTAGAATTGTTCTGCGTAGATTATCTCCGATGATACTTACTTTTGGCGGAACTCTAATAGGATTATCTTCGTAGTATTCTCCGCTTCTAACAAAGATAGTAGTGCCTTCTTGAGCTGCTTCACATGCTGATTTAATAGTTCGTTTAGCTTGTTTAGGGCCTTCGCCCTTACCATCGTTATCATCATTACCGTCTAAGGTAACATACATTACATTCGTAACTTCAGGTCCTGCAACCTGTGTACCTACAGTGATAAATTCTCCGTTGACAGTTACTGATGATGTTGGATTAAATTCAATATCACCGTTAGGTTTTATTAAAACTTTCTTATCAAGAGCATTTTGAGTATTAAGGTTTTGTCTACGAATGAATTTCATGATTAGATTAACACATAGCTGGTTGTACAAGTAACCTGATCAGTACTTAATAATACTGCTGTTCCAGTTGCTAGACCATCACCAGATTGTGTAAAATCTATAGATGGAGGATTAATATATCCTGATCCAGCTTCTGTAATATAAACTCCAGTTACCGCTCCTCCAGATACTAGTGCATAACCAGTAGCGGTTACACCTTCGGGAAAATCTGGGTCAGAAAAATAAACCGGGTCACCATTTGTATATGAACTACCCGTGCCTCCCATAATTACACTGGCAACTCCTTGTCCTAAGGTATTTGCCCAAATCCTGTCGTGTGCATCTAAAACAATTCTTTCGGTACTAAATGTAAAAGTATCTCCGGCATCTAATGGTACTCGATGCATTAGTTTATTAGCAGTCCCGGCACTATCTCCGTCTTTTACTGCATATACTTCTAGCCATTGTCTGCCTAAAGCACTGTCAACACTACTTGGAGTGTTATAGTTACAAAATAACATCACAGTCACAGCAGAGGATGACGCTAGATCATCGCTGATTGGTTGTGCTGTATTTGTTAAGATCGTGCTTACTAACGCCATTTTTATTCCTTACAATATTAGAGCAAATAAAAGTGCTTTTGTTTTACTAATTAATTCATCATTAGTACCTTGTGTATTAACAAAGTATACACCAGTTCCTCCATTTCCTGGAACTGCTTTAGAATATAATTTTACATTTGTACTCGGAGTTGATGGTGTTGATACTCTATTATCTAAAGCTAGATAAGCGTCAACATGCAATGTATCACTAGTGTCTTCACTTATAGTATTTCCGCTAGTTCTTACACTGCCAACTAGTAGACCATTGGTAGTCATTGTTGCTTGTGTAAGATTGTCAACTACAAATTCTATTTCGCTAGGATTACCTGAAGTAGCAAAGTCACTTACTGTTACTCTAGTATCTTGATCAATAATCTCATCCGGCGGATGAGTTGCTACGTAATATGCTACATAGTCATCAACATATTTTTTGTTTGGTATTACATCGTCACTAGTAACATAATTTTCATAATCAACTGTACCAGTAACAGTAATTACACCTGTGCCTGCACCAATTAAAGTTAAATCATCACCGCCAGTAATAATACTGTTAGTAGCTACTGGTATGTATGATCCGCTTGTTTTATATCTAGCTGTCCAAGCATCAGTAGTTTCATCATAAATCCAAAGTGCAGCGTTAACACTGCCTCTGTCAATTTCTAAACCACTGGTGCCTAATGTTACGCCAGCACCGGCTTCGCCTTTGTTAAGAACAATAACATTGTCATTAATTTGTGTATTTGTTGTTTCTAAAGATGTGACTGCACCAAGTACAGTTAAACTACCAGTTATGATAACTTCACCAACTTGATTACCAGTGTTAAAAAGAATCTTACCGCCTGAATCTACAACAATTTTATAGTCAGCTGATGACCCAGCATAGCTATTTGATCCGCCACTAGTTACTTTTACTATCTTTGACATCTGTTATCCTTAATAGGGGCCTTGGCCCCTATATTAATTAAGCGTTTTCAATTACAACTGTATCAGCTGCGCTGTATGAATTTTCAGTATCTGAAAATACCCAGTGTGCTCTTTCATTGTCTGCAAATAGCCATTCAGCTTCGTTATTAGTCCATTGTTTAAGAACAGCAAGTTTTGATGTCAACTTCATAACAAAGTATGTATTACCGTTGTCATCTGTAGCTTGAATGTAGGCATATCCTACGCCTGGTGTATCGTCGTCTGTTAGTTGACAAATTCTAATACCGTCTGCTGTTTTAACTTTATAACGGCGAGTTGATACTTGACGAATAATGTCTCCAATTTGATCGCCTTCATTACCTGTGTTAGCATGGATGATGATTGCGTTTTCTTGATTAGTTGCTGAGCCGATAATACCTGAATCAGTAGATAGTACAGCAGTTGGTGCTCCTGGACTTGTGCCAGAGATAGGACCTGCTTCGCCAGCCGCCCAGCTTAGTGTTGGAGCAGTTGTATAGCCTGAACCTTTTTCATTCATAACAATGGTCTTAACACGCCATGTAATTTCTGCTTGTGCATCATTACCTACTGCTCCGACTACTTGATATGATCCGCCTGTTGGAAGAGTTGTAAAACTACCGCGATTAACAATAGTAAAACCAGTAATATCATCTGAAGCAACGGTTACTGTAGCAGTAACTCCTGTTGGGCCTGTAAATGTCACAGTTTCACCATTAACATATCCTGTGCCGTAGTCGTTAGTATCAGTAATTGTAATAGTAGAAACTTCCCAAGTTACTGTAGCAGTGGCTTGTACGCCGCCTGGGATTTGAGGTGCTGGTATTACTAGATCTGGTTGACCGCTATCACTATCGACTTCAATATTACCTAGTTGGCCTGGTAGTATATAAGAAGAGATACCTTCGCCGCCGATGTTATCATCTGCATAGTTTTGACTGTTTGAATTAGGGCCAGCTGTTTGATCGCCTGCACGACCAAAATTTCGGTTACCAAAATATTTTTTGTTTAGAGGACGTCCCATTTTATTTTCTCCTTGAAAAGCGGCGTTCTAGGCCGTACGCGGTCGGATTTCCGCATAAAACTTACGGAATGTAAGTCGTACAATGTATTTATGTTATGCTCCTAAGTTAAATGCCAGCGTGATTCTATCTTCATTAGAACGATTTTCTAATACCCTGTGTTCTAATTGCGAAGGAAATATTAAAAGTAATCTTTGTACAGGTTCTAATATTTTAGTCTGTGTGTCGTGTCTAAACTCTATGTTACCGCAATCACTTGGAGTCTTTATGTAGTATACTCCAACTTGTCTAGCACCTCCGTGACTATGCCAGCCGTGATAGGCTTTTGATGGACTTATATTGAACCATATGTGTTTAAATGGAGATTTTAAATCTGCTGTGGCGATGCAAAGATTTAAAAATTCATCGGCCCAAGGTATACTTAATGTGTTTGTTAGTTGAGGAGATTGCCAGCCTAAACGATTACTGCGTTGTTGAGCTTTAGTTAAAGTTTTAAATTTGTAGATATTGTCTACAAAATCACTAGGAGTATCAATGTAATATTGTTTGATTTGATCTAACATAAGATATTTAAGTCAAGAAAAAGGGCTCCGAAGAGCCCTTATCTTTCTTACTAAAGTAAAAATTACTTGAATGAAACGTTGCCGCTATCAATGCTAACTTTACCTAGGTAGTCAGCAGCATTACCAAGAGATGATGCTGTATTTGACAATTCAACATAACCATAACGTGTCATGAATGATACGACTGGTTCGAATGTTGATGGATCTAGAACAACACCGCTGCTCATCAATGGAATGTATGGGCAATAGAATGCTGCTGCGTCTGATTCGCTAGAACCTTTGTATCCAATTAGAACATCGGTTGCATCAGTTGCGTATGTGTTAACATAGATCTTCATAGCACTGTTCAATGTACCAACGAACTTGGTGTTTGTTGGAGCTTCGAATGTACCTTCTGTTGTACGAGCAAATGCGCTTGTAGTAGCAGACTGAAGAATTGTTAGAGCAAATGGGCTAACAACGGCCCAGTTACCAGCACCGCGACGTGTACGTTGAGCGATCAAGTTGCTTACGCGATTGATCTGAACAGCTAGAGCAGCGTGTTCATCACCAACGAATGTTGCTGTACCAGAAACGTTTTGTTGTTCATATGCTTCTGTAGCTGTACCAGCCAATGATGCTAGGCTAGCTAGGATCTCTTGGTCGATTTCAGCTGTGATTTCTTGAGCTAGAGCAGCCATGATTTCTGCTTCAACGTCAATACCTTGTTGGGCTTGTGCGTCTTGGGCTGCTTCAAATGTCCAGCGAGCTGACAACTTACGTGTCTTAGCTTCAACTGTCTGCTTCAAGATTTGAATTGACATGCGCTTACCGGCTGCACCTTCTAGAGTAGCTGTTGAAGCTGCTTTAGGATTAGATGCATTGTTGTTACCAGAATAAGCTTCTGCAATTTTGAATGGGCTTAGTGCTTCTTCACCAGCTACTACGCCATCGCCGTTATCTGCATAACGAACACGTAGAGTATGGATTTGACCCACTGGACCAGTCATTGGTTGTACGCCAACTAACTCGTTAGCAATAACGGTTGGCATAACGCGACGGATTACTGGAAGAATCACGCGATTTAATGTTGCGACGTTGCCGGCAGAAGTGGCACCAGCTGTTGGGCTTTCTAGAAGATACTTACGTGTATTCTCTAATGTAATTCCCATTACTGATTTTTTTGTGCCTTGTAAGCCTTCTAATAGGGCTTCTTTAGTTTCTGTCCAGCGGCCATGTAGTAGTTCTGACATTTAAATTCTCCTTAAATTTTTAATCCAGCGAGTCTACGTATGTCAACAATATTATTTGATGAATCGTTCTCGCTACTACTTACGCTGTTACTTACTTTGTTGCCTGTAACTTCTTTTGCCTCTACTAGTGCCTGTTTCTTCTGCGGTGCTTTGCCTTCGATTACTGCGGGAAGGTACTTGTTAAAACTATTTTCTAATTTTGTAGTGTGTACACTTTCCAACAATTCTGTCATGATACCTTGCTGTTCCTTGTTTAAAGGATTCAACAATTCATGCATAATCTTTTGGCGCTCAATGCCTTCTTTAAGAGCACGAGCTTCTGTTTCTTTGCTTTCTGCGATCTTCTTAGCTTCAGCCACAGCGTGTTGAGCTTCTGCAATTTCTAGATCTTTCAAGTTTATAACTTTGAGCAATTTACTTGTTTCTGATTTCTCAGAAAGATAACTGGTTTGATATTCGTTAGCAAATGCTTCGAATAACTTACGACCAAAATCTGCTTTACGGGCAGCATCGATGTCTTCTTTCAGTTGGTTAATCTCTTTTGTGAGACTAACTTTAACTGTTTCTTCAACCATCTTAGCAGCACGTTGTACAAACTTTGTCTTCATTTGTGTTAATGCTTCACGGCCTTCGCGAACTAAGCGAACCTTAGTTTCTGCTAGGTCAGTTTTGTCTTTGTAAAATTCTGCAATTTCTTGAGCTAGAGCTTCTACGACGAATTCTTCTAACTTGCCAAACTTCTGAGCCATTTCAAGTTGATCTTCGTGTAACTCGCGTACTTCTGCGGCTAACTGGCGTGCAACGAATTCCTTCATTACATTACCAGCATTATGCATTTTTACTGCATATTTTGCCTTAGCTTCTGCTAGTTGACGACGATCTTCCTCAAATTCTGCGATTTCAACAGCTAGGCTATCTGTTAACATTCTGTCAACAGCTTCTACCATTGCGGCTTTATCGTGTTCATAACGTTGAGCGAATTCTTCGCGTAGTTGTTGAGTAACTTGTTCACGGTTCTCGTTTACACGAGCTTCCCAAGCTGACTCAAGAGCTACTTTAGTCTCTTCAGAAATCACATTATTTTCAATTAACGTTTTCAATGCGTCCAACATGTGATTCTCCTTTTTATTGGAGCTTGCTTATTATAGATAATAAGCTCTCTTTGAGATAACGCTGTGCCTGAGGATCGCCCTGCACTTCGTTCGCTATGCGAACGGCCCTATTCCCACCTTTAGTATTCATAAGATGTTCATAGATTGCTGTAGGGTATGCCCCTGGGGCACTTGGTTGAGCTACCACATCTACTGTGATAATCTCAAAATCTGACACTTCACCGGAACCGTCCTCACGAACGTTTCCAGATCCACGACTTGATACTCCTAACTTTACACCGCTTTGTACCATGCTTTTAACAAGGTTACCCATTGGTGTAGGTAGGATTTTCAACTTTCCATAACCATTTGGACCGTCCATCCACATTTGCGTTATCATGTGGCTGACGCGGTCTAGGTTAATTTTTAGGTCATCAGGATGATCAACTTCGCCGAGTACTGAGTATCCACCAGCACACTGATCATTAAGAGTTTGAACAGCCTTACTAATTTCATGTACAGGATATACACGTTGGTTTGCATTACGGATACCACCTTGTATGCAAATACCACTCATGTATAGACTCTTACCCTCTTTGTCATCACTTTCTAAGAGGGTAATCTGAGCTTGATCAAAACTCAAGTTCTCACGAAGATATTTCATCTTATCTTGAACCTACAATACTTTTCTTATTATCGGCTTGCTCTGGCTTGCCTTTTTTCTCTGCACCGTGACCTGGTTCAGATTTCTTAAAAGCTGACTTTCCAGCTTTTGCACCTGGAACATTAATGTTACCGAAGTTTTCTTCTTTAGTAGAAGGATTTAGTAGTCCACCTTGTGTACCACCTTTTTCTGTTGAGAAGCTCTTAGCGATGTTAGCAGTTGTACCGCCCATGTCGTTTTTGCCTGCTACGATTGACTTGGTATTAACACCATTGTCACCGTGCTTTGGAGCAGAGACTTTTTCAACGTATTCACGCATTAGACTTTCTTCTAAGTCGTCTTCGTCTTCGTCTTCATCTTCGTCCTTGGCTTCAAAACTGAGCATTTCGTCGGTTTCATCTTCGCCACCCATGTCCATACCCATGTCCATGTCGTCGCCGCCCATGTCATCCATCTCATGGCCTTCACCTTCTTCGCCGGCCATCAGTTGTTCAAATTCTGCTTTTAGGTCATCTAATGCATCTTCAAGATCCATTACACGATCTTCAATATCTTCTTCGCCGCCCATGTCTTCTTCATCGCCCATGTCGTCTTCGCTGCCTTCTTCGTCTTCAACGTCGTGCATCAAATCATCACTGGCATCACCGCCAATTTCGTTATCGCCGAAGGCTTCTTCCATTTCGTCTTCATCTTCCATTTCTTCTGCTAGAAGATTTTCGTAAATTTCACGGCTCTTTTCAACTACGATATCGTGAAAAATTTCTTTTGCTTTATCTTGTTGCTCATTAATTAGAGCGTCGAGCATAAGCTCAAACTTAGAACGATCAGTCATATTAGGTCTCCTATAATGTATAAGGCTGTCGATTATATTTACATACAACTGTAAAAAATGGTGTTATAATGGTGGAAAAACAGAAGATTTTAAAAAAATCTTCTAGAAACAATGTATTAAGCAGCTGGTGCTGGTTCTTGTCCGTACATTGTGTGAATAAAACTTAGCTCGTCTTCTTGTTCTAGAATATGTGCTTCTGAACTTTTTCTCAGTTCGTTAATTTGTCCTAAACTAAGTCTAGTTTTTCTTGTATCGTCACGACGTATAAGGCTATTATCACGATCCTGATCGTATCTTAGATCAGTTGCAATAGCCTTAGTATCTGGATCAATATAAAAAAGTTCTCTAAGAATCATGATATTATTTATGCAGCCGGCATTGGACTAGCTGGTAGTGCGCCAGCTGATGTTGGTGTTGGTGCACCAGCTGCTGCTCCAGGTTCTGGCGGAACCATATCTTCTGGTGCTGATTCTGGTGCGCTGGCTTCTATATCCGAATCTATACCTGCTTGACTTAGGCCAACAGAACGTAGTTCGCCGGCACTGTCTGTATGCGTAGGTATGCTTTCGCCTTTTTCTTCGGCCCACATGCGTTCGTTTTCTGCTATTTCTTCATCAGTTAATCCCAAGAATCGCTTGAGTGTAAAGCGTTTAGACATGAAAGGAATAGCTGCTACCACGTTAAATGTATTAATTCTACCGCCATCTAGTTCTGCTTGGCGCTGGCTAGCAAAGTTCATTGGAGGATTAAACTTAAGATCGAACAAAGATGAATCAATGTTCACACCTTTTGAGTACAGAAACATCTTAAATTCTTGATCAAATACACTGCTTACCAGTGCTTGTAGGCGCTCACAATACTTGTTAAAACGCAGCTCTTGAATATAAGCTGTGCCCACACGGCCGTCATTATATTGAGAATTCGAATCATCTGCACCTGTTGGCAAGTAGCTGCTGGGTATACGTAGACCACGGAATAATTTATTAGTAAAATACTTTAAATCATCAATCTCGCCTAGATTAGTACCGCCGGGTAGTGTGTCTACTTTTGATCCACGACCTTCTGCTGTCTGTGGGAAAAAGTAGTCTTCGTTGATGCTCAACGGGTTATAAGCACTGTCAATAACATTAGTTCCACCGCCGTTTTGGCTAGGAATGCGTCGTTGGTGAATTTCATTTTTTACACGTTCTACAAAGCTCATGGCCAAGTGACTGGGCATGTTACCTACGTCAATGTAAAAGATTCTGCGCTCAGGAGCACGTTGAATACGATAGATTAGAATAGCATCTTCTAGTAATTCTTTTTGTTTGTAGGTCTTAAAAATATTTTCTAAAAGACTATTTCCAAAAGGATAATTGTTATCTAGCCCTTCTGACAAACTTAGGTGTACCATATGTCTAGCATCAACTGCTAGTTCTTGTTCACCTGTAGAAAAACGTGTACCTGGTTGTGCAGGATATGCTCCAGTCATACCACGAGCAAGTCCGCCACCTGCAACATAGCTAGTACCTCTATTGTTAGTCTGCGTGGTATTAGGTGTAATCTGTGTTACAACTAAGTTTTGAAAGTTTGGATTTATATCTCGAATAACATACTGTTCTGGCTTTTTGCCGTCACTTTCGTTGACAATAATCTTAACAATCTTACCAGGATCTACATAAAACCATTTTTGAGTTTCTGGATCTCTAATAAAGAATCCGTCTCCATATTTGAATATATTTCTAATGATGCGGAAGATTCTAGTGTCAAACTTTTGTAGTTTTGTCCACTGCTGTAGGTATTCTCTAAGTATTGTTATTTCACTATTTGTAGCACGATTACGCCACTGTACTGTAAACGGAGTGTTATTTTCCTTGCTTAACTGTGTGCAAAATTCAGCTAGAATATCCAGCGCAGCATTTACTTCTGGATCTCCGTCCATAGTATCGTACTGCATGTATCTTTCAACACGGTTAGGTGATCCAGTGTAGATATCTGGTAGGTAACTGCTGTAGTTTGTACGAGCTGGACCTGCTTTGCTGTTAGGATTCAAAGGTGATACATTACTAGAATTAGTGTTAACTGGCACTGGAGAGAAATATTTTTTCCAACTCATATTTTATGTTTAGGCGAATAAGTTTCCGCTCAATCCTTTGGTGACTTTAACCTGCTTAGTGCTGACTTCTACTGATTGTGCTGATAGTGCGACTAACTGATTAATACTATTATTTAACAGATCTAACTTGTCACCTAGGTCAGAGAGGCTAGCATCTCCGAGCATCATTCGGTCAGCTGATCTATCAGCTGTGCCAGCTGTAGATTGTGACATTGCATTTAGTTTTCTTTCAACTTCCTGTTCTTTACCCAGTCTGTCCATATTTGGCATAGGTAATTTTGGCACCATAGTATTTAAATTTGATGACAAGGATTTAAGTGTGCCTTCGATATTACTGCTCTGTACACCTTTGACAAATGTTTTCATTTGATCTTCTGTGATCACGGACTCTCGTCCATGCAACATGGCCAGTGTTCCGGATCCAAAATTCTCAAATAAGTTACCAGTTTCTCCCAAACTACCATGCTGTCTACTAGCCCCTGGATTAAGTTTACCTAGTACATTTAGAGTTGTTACATCCATATTGGTTAGTTTGCCTATCATGTTCATAGGATTTACCATAGATTCTCGTTGTCTATTCATTCCAACTGTATCAGGAACTTGTCTTTCTCGTCCAGTAGTTGGATCAGTTACAGTTTGAGGTTGTGCGGCTTGATTACCGTCTCCTATTATAGATCGAGTAAAGCCGGCTATAGGCGCTTCTACCCGAGCTCTATAGGACACACCATCTTTAACATTTCGTAAAGGATCACCATTCCTCTCACCGTATTCTCTAATATTCTTGCCCAGTGCTTCGTTCAAAGGTGCTACAAGATTAGCATTAATAGCAGCCCCTGCATCTGCTGCACGACTTTGGAATTTAACAATAGCATCTGTAGTAGCAGCACCTTCTATTTGTTCGCCGGTTTTAGTTTTACCTTCTTGTTCAAGTTTAGCTCGTTTATTAATTTCTTCTTGAACTAGTTTAGCATCTTTAGCATTGGCAAGATTTAGTTGATTGTCTTTGGACCTTGTGGCATTCATTTCTACAACCATGGCATCCATAGTCTTACTGTAGCCCATGGTGCTTTCAGCACCTGATTTAAATGCACCAATGCCTAGCTGTTGTGCTTGTAAATAGCCTGTAGTATTTTGTTGTGCTATAACTGCTGCCTTGGCATCTTCCATTAGTCTTTCAGCAGCAGCTTTTTGTTCTTCTGTTTTAGCATTCTTAGCAGCATTAACAGCTTCTTGTAGTTGACGTCCTGCTGGTCCTAGAGCTGCCATTTGTTCACTAGCTTCTTTACTGCGTACACCGCCAGTGGCCATTTCTTTAACTACACCTTCGATAGAAGGCCCTAGCGAATGAGCACTAGTCTGCATACTCTGTATAGCTGCTGATCTTGCTGCTTTTTCTTCATTGGTTAGCCCCATTAAAGATAATTTTTCCATAGCTTGATACTGTGCATCAGTGGCTCTGGCGCGGGCAGCTTCTTCTTGTTCTTGACGGCTCTTGCCTGTTAATTTGGCTACAGCGTCCATCTGTTCAGCTAGATCTGCAGCCGCACGTATAGCCACTCCACGTGCTTCTTTTTCATTGAGATTAACTAATCGTTGGCTGGCCATGTTGTTGACCAACACCTCATTAAGTTCTTCTGTAGTATACCCCATGGCCCGCATCTTATCTGCGGTATCAGTGTCAAAGAAATCTTTTGAGAATGAGTTAAATGCTCTTGCGCTTTCAGTTACTGATGAACCTAGGCCTATTAGACTTTCTTTATTTTTAGATAGAAAACTAGTATATTCTTCAAAGCTCATGCGAGTTTGTGCTGCACCTGCTCTAAAACCTATAGCATCATTGCCAAAGCTAGCACCAAACTTGCTGACTTCTCTCCATTTTTCCACAGTGCTCTGACCGTAGTTACCGAGATCTCGTATAACTGTACCAGCTGCTTGGCCGGCTGCACCACCCATTTCTCCAAAAATTCTACCTAGACTATTAGTTGCATCGTTTAACTTGTAACTTTGATCGCTGATTTTTTTAAAACCGTCGTAGACTTCTTCTCCTGTTACATGTAAAACATCCCCAAGTTTACTCATGGCTCGTTTGGCACCCTCGGTGGCTTCATTAAAACCAGTGGGTGCAGAACCCGGTGTTGGTGCTGGAGTCCCTCCACTGCTGCCACCACTTAGATAGCCTCGCCTGTTGGCTTCACGGAAGACTTCTAACATTTCGTCTCTAGTTATTGACATAATTTTTTACCAAAAAAGTGGGTATATAAATACTCGTATTATATTTATCTGAGGTTAAAAACATGTCAAATCCGCTGCAAAAATATTTTCGTCAGCCTAAAATTTTTATTCAATTGCCCAGTCAGGGCATATACTCTAGTGCTGATGCCATAGACAATGCTGCAGGACAACTGCCTGTTATGTCAATGACTGGCATGGACGAACTTCTGCTCAAAACTCCAGATGCATTGATGAATGGAGAAGCCACAGTTAGAGTTATACAAAGCTGTGTGCCCAATATTAGAAATGCTTGGGAAGTCTGCAATCTTGATCTTGATCTACTCTTAATATCCATACGCATAGCTACCTACGGTACTAATATGACTGTGGGACATATCTGTCCAAATTGTGCAGCAGAAAATGACTATACCGTTGACCTAATGACATTAGTAGATCATTTCAGTAACTGCAAATATGATAATAGAGTGTCTGTTGAGGAGTTGACAATCTTTATACGTCCTCTAGATTATAAGTCTATGACTGACTTTAACTTAAAAAACTTTGAACTGCAAAGGCAGCTACGGCAAGCATTGACCATAGAAGATGAAGATGCTAAAAATAAAATAATAGCTGAACTCTATGAAAAGTTGGCTGTAATCCAAAACGAATCTTACATAGCCAGCATTGACAGTGTGCAAG